CGCTGTTGGCGGAACCGTACCCTTGGTTGGAGTATTCAACGGCTGTTCCTACACGGACCCAACATCAGGCGAACAGGTCTTTAAAAACTATTATCCAGCCAGTACGGCTGCTTCAGACATCATAGCTCTCATTATTGATAGCCCTGACGTTGTGTATGAAATCCAGGCTGACGAAGCCTTCCCAGTGGCAGATTTGCTGGGCAACTTCGATGTCGTAAAGACCAACGCCGGGTCTACCAAAACTGGTATTTCTGGTGATGAAGTCGATGTATCAACCGGTGCGACAACTGCTACCTTACCCTTGAAAGTGTTTGATATCTCTCAAGATCCCAATAATCAAGACGTCGGCTCATCTAACACCAACGTATATTGTGTGATTCAAAACTCAATATTCGGTGTTAAGTCTGCCGGTCTGGCATAGGAGATAACTAATGGCTATTTCAAGAGCACAATTAGCTAAGGAGCTTGAGCCGGGCCTCAACAGCTTGTTCGGAATGTCGTATGATGAGTACACTCAGGAGTACGCTGAGATTTTTGCGACAGAAGACTCTCAACGGGCCTTCGAGGAAGAGGTTCTTGTGACCGGCTTTGGCGGAGCACCAACGAAAACTGAAGGCGGTTCGGTCGATTTCGACCAGGCTACTGAAAGTTATACAAGCAGATACACGCACGAAACAATCGCGCTTGCATTTGCTTTAACAGAGGAAGCAGTAGAGGATAATCTCTACGATTCTTTGGGTAAAAGATACACGAAAGCACTGGCGAAATCGATGGCTAACACCAAAGAAGTCAAGGGTGCCGACGTATTGAATAACGCATTTTCTTCGTCTTACACAGGCGGTGATGGTGTATCTCTGATTAATACTGCGCACGTCCTAGCGGGCGGTGGCACAGCGGCGAACAGAGCTACATCAATGGCAGATCTCAACGAGACGAGCCTTGAAGATGCGTTAATCGACATAGGCGGCTTTACTGACGACCGAGGGTTGACTATCTCTGTCCAGGCAGAAAAACTTGTAGTTCCTAGCGAACTGGTTTTTGTGGCTGACAGGATCTTAAACTCACAAGGACGGCCGGGATCTGCTGATAATGACCTGAACGCAATTAAGAGCACTGGTGTTCTTAGCGGCGGTTATACCGTAAATCATTATCTAACAGACCCAGACGCTTTCTTTCTGCTTACGTCTGTAACATCGAGTGGCGAAGGCCTCAAGATGTTCCAGCGCAGCGCGATGGAGACGTCAATGGAGCCTGACTTCACGACCGGTAACATTCGGTACAAAGCTCGCGAGCGCTACTCGATGGGGTGGAGTGACTGGCGTGGAATTTACGGATCGCAAGGTGCGTAATTACATTAAGCGTTAACTAAAAGGGGCCTTCGGGCCCCTTTTTTTATGCCTAAATTATTTAACATATATTTGTGTAAAAACTTGCATAAAACGACACGATATGTATAATACTCGGATATGAACAACAACAGAGAGAGGAAAGGAAATGGAAACAGCATTGTTTGAAACACTCCAAGAGATACATCGAAATGAGCAGCAAGCTAATGGAACCATCGACCCATGCTTTGAGTGTGGTGAATCGTCAGAACAATTCGGCGAGTTTGCTGACGGGGATTTTGTTTGCGAAGCATGTGCAGAAGAAGACGAGATCGAATTGTTCGATCAGCTTTTCGAGACGATGGAGGCTTAGCAATGGACTTAAATCTAAATTGGTCTAAAGGTAAAAAGCAGTCGGACGGTCGGCTGCTTAAAATCGCTAAGCCTACGCCAGAATTTTGGGCGCTTTGGAAAGTCAAAAAAGCAGCTATTAGAAAAGCCGGTTACGCGGTCAGCAAGATTGACGATACCTGGTTCGTGACACAAATGGTTGACGACAACGCTGCAATTGAGCAGTCAGTGGCCACTACTTCAGACATGGAAATACCCGTGCCAGACGGCTTAGCTTATCTCCCTTTTCAAAAAGCCGGTATTGCTTATGCTTTGAAGAGAAAAAATTGCTTGATTGGCGACGAAATGGGTTTAGGTAAAACCATCCAAGCGATTGGCACAATAAACGCCACAAATCCAAATACGGTCCTAGTCGTTTGCCCAGCTTCTTTGAAGCTGAACTGGAAGAACGAAATGGTCAAATGGCTCGTATCTGAGCGCAAAATCGACGTGGTAAACGGTGGTGGCGAGCAGATACCTAATGACCCTGACGTGGTTATTATTAATTACGATGTCCTCACAAAACACTCCAAAGCGCTTCAGTCGAGGACTTGGGATATGGTTATTATGGATGAGGTCCACAAGATCAAAAACCCTAAAGCGAAGCGCACTGTTGTGGCCGTCAGCATCAAGGCCAAGCGCAAATTAGCGCTTACAGGCACCCCTATAACAAACAGGCCCATAGAGCTACAGCCAATAGCGGGGTACTTGGACTATGATAGTTTTGGAAATTTCTTTAATTATGCAAGAAAATACGCTGGCGCCTATAAAAGCCGATTTGGCTGGGACTTTAGTGGCTCTTCAAATCTTGACGAGCTGCAAAGAAGGTTGCGCCAGTCTTTTATGATCAGAAGAAAGAAAGAAGAGGTATTGAAAGATCTTCCGGCAAAAGTACGTCAGGTCATAGTTTTGCCCAGCAAGGCATACGGCGGGGAGCTTACCAAAGAGTTTGATGCGATGGCTGACGCGGTATCAGACACTACCTACGACGACGTTTCCTTTGAGCAAATGTCTGGTGTTCGCCACGAGATGGCGTTGGCCAAGGTTGACGACGTGATTGATCACCTGACAGACATTGACCATCAGGTTGTCTTGATGGCCCACCATAAAGATGTCGTTGAGGGTATCAAGCTTGGCCTGGAGGCGGTTGGCAAAACCGTGGTTACACTGACCGGAGACTGCAATCAAGCGCATCGCCAACATTCTGTCGATACCTTTCAAGCAGGTGATGCAGATGTCTTTATCGGCACGATCGGTGCAGCTGGGGTTGGAATAACGCTGACAGCGGCAAGCCATGTGGTTTTTGCAGAGCTTTCGTGGGTGCCAGGAGACGTTTCACAGGCTGAAGATCGTTGCCACAGGATTGGGCAGCAGGATTCAGTCTTGATCCAACATCTGGTTGTTGATGGCAGTTTGGACGCAAGAATGGCTGAAGTTTTAGTTCAAAAACAAAAAGTTTTGGACCGCGCCCTTGATGATGTTCAGGTTTTGCCCGCCATTTCTATTAACGATCTGGCGGTTTGTTGAAACGGTGCTATACTCGGACTGTCTAGGATAATTTTTGATTCTATCGACCGCCCTAGCGGACATTCGCCAAGACGATAGATGAGTTTCCGAGGAGGAAATTATGGCTAATTCAACTTTTAATGGGCCGGTCCGGTCCGAAAATGGCTTTGAACAAATCACCGTGACCGCCAAAACTGGCGCGGTAACCACTAATCTGGATATTGACACCAGCGGTAATATCACGACAACGGGCTATGTTTCTTCGTACTCGAACGTCAGCAGCATTACTGCTGCGACCAAATCAGTAGAATCCACTGATTCGGGCACGGTTTATACGTTGAACCGAGCCGCCGGTATCGTGGTTACGTTGCCTACGGCGGCGGCTGGACTGAACTACACGTTCATCGTCGGCACCACCTTCTCAGGCGCGGGGCAGATCAATACGGACAACTCCAGCGACTTGTTTTCTGGTTTTGCAACGCTTTTTGATCCGGCAACCGCAGAAGACAATAACACCTTCATTCCAGATGCCAGTAATGACGATACCATTGATTTGGGTTCGGCAGCGCAGGGTTGGCTTGTAGGCGGGGTTATTCGCCTGGTAGCGACCAGTGCAGCGGTGTGGCATTGTGAGGCGTTCTTGCATGGCGACGGCACACTCGCGACTCCATTTGAGTAAGGGAGTAACGTATGGGAACTCGACTCACTGGGTCTGACGTAAAGGCGGTCAATTTGACTGCCGATACGGTAGCTTTAGATGCCGATGGTATATCGGTAGCAGCAGCCGTTGGAAATAACGCAGCCCTTGTAATAGGTGGTGCGTTGGCCAGCGGCGGTGCTGTTGCACTCTCGCACGGAAGAATCGTTACGATCCTTTCGGCGGGTAATGATGCGGCTAAATCCTTTACTGTAACGGGTACGGATGTTAACGGTGACGCTCAAACTGAGTCGATCACTGGTGCTAATGCAGGAACCGCTACTGGTGCTAAGTATTTCTTAACCATCTCTGGTATCTCAGCGGTGGGCAATCCGGCCGGCAACGTCTCTGCTGGCGTCAATGCCTCAGCGGCAGATGCTATCTTCCAAGGAAGAGCGAGATTTGCGGGTATTAATCTTGTGTGTACCGGCACCGCTGGCGTGTTGGATTTTCTGACGACCAGCCCGACCGGCACCAGTATTTATAAGGTTGGCACAGTGGCGTCAGCGACATCCACCAGAGATTTGTC